ATGAGCGCCCGCACGCCGCTGCCGTGCCCGCCGTGGTGCGAGTACGAGCCCGGCCACGGATTCGACTCGGCCATGCCCGGCGGCGGGGAGCTGGTCCGCTTCCACGGCCGCAACCTGGGCGAGCACCTGACGGTCGTCGCCGAGGAGCAGGCCGCCTCCGAGCGGGGGCCGGTCACGGCCACCCGCGGCCCGTACCTGGACATCTCCGCGGAGGGCCCGTTCACCGCCGAGGAGGCCCGGCAGCTCGCCGCGGGCATCGAGTCGGCCGTCGAGTTCCTGGCCGGCCTCCGGTGAGCATGACCGCCCGACCCCTGCCAGAGGAGTGGCGGCAGCCGATCGCGGCGTGGGAGCAGCAGCTGCGCGCCGACGGGTTCACCGACGGCACTGTCTACGACCGCATCCGGGCGGTGCGCCGCGCCGCGCACGCGTTCGCCGGCTGCCCCTGGCAGGTGACCTCCGAGGGGCTCACCGGCTACGCCGACGAGCAGCCGTGGAGCGCACAGACCCGCGGCACGTGGCTGCGGAACGTCCGCCTGTTCTACGAGTTCGCCGTGACGAAAGGGTGGACCGACCGCACACCCACCCCTGACCGGTACGCGGCGCTGGTGCGTCAACCGCAGGCCACGATCTGGGCTGTGGAGCTGGCCGCGTGGGCGGGCTGGCTGGCCGCGTCGGGGCAGAGCCCGAACACGGTCAAGCTGCGCACCTACGTGCTGCGGCGGCTGGCCTGCGCCCACCCCGAGTGGGGGCCGTGGGAGCTGGGCGCCGATGACCTCGCCGGGTGGCTCGGCGGGCTGGGGGTGGGTCCGGCGGCGCTGCGGGTGGCTCGGCAGTCGCTGCGGGCGTTCTACCGGTGGGGTGCGGCCACGGGCCGGGTGCGGGTGGATCCGTCCGCGGAGCTTCCGGCGGTCCGGCACCCCCGCGCGCTGCCCCGCCCGGTCCCGGACACGGTGATCGTGAGCGCCCTCGAGGAGGCCGACGAGCGGCAGCGGGACGCGATCGAGCTGGGCGCGGTCGCCGGGCTGCGGCGTTCGGAGATCGCCCGGGCCCGCACCGATGACCTGACGCGCCGGCCGGACGGCTGGTGGCTGCGGGTGGTCGGCAAGGGCGGGCAGGCGCGGGACGTGCCCCTACCCGACGAGCTCGGCGACCGGTTGGCGTCCCGGCCGGCGGGCTGGCTGTTCCCCAACGGCAAGGGCGGGCACCTGACCGCCGCCTACCTGGGGCGGCTGATGCGTGGGCGGCTGGCCGAGCACTGGACGCCGCACACCCTGCGGCACCGGTTCGCCTCCACCGCGTACGCCGCGCAGCGAGACTACCGGGCCGTGCAGGAACTGCTGGGCCACGCCAACGTCAACACCACGATGATCTACACCGCGGTGCCCGAGGGCGCCCGGCGGGCGGCGGTCACCGCCGCCGCGATCATCGGCTGAGCAGGAGAAGTCCCCGGCCGGAAGCGGCGGGTAAGGACATGAGCGACGACGTCGGCCGCGTTGGACGTCACCCCTGCCAGGGTCGCTCGTGTCGCCGGGGCACCACCTGCAGGGCCGTCCCTGCCTTCTTGGGCGGGGCAGGGCCGGTCCTGCAGCTCAGGCCACCGACCCCGGGGCCAGCTTCCCGGCGGCCACCGCCTGGGCCACGATCTGCCGCACACGGGCCGTCTTGACGCCGGTGGTCCGGTAGATCGCCCGGGCGGTCACCGGGCCACCGGCGCGGCGTACCGCCCGCAGCACCTTCTCCTCCGGACTGAGCGGCCGCCGCCTCTGGGGCCGGCGTCCGCGGCGGATCGCGGCGTCGCCCTCCTTGGCCACACGGTCAGCGATGTACCGACGTTTCGCTTCGCGGCAGTCCGCACAGGCGCGGCCGTCGTCCTCCTTGCAGCTCACGTATCTCGCGTACGTCCCATGCTGCGCGGCCCCGGGGTTGGGGTAGCCGTGCCGGCGGGCCAGGCGCCTGCGGTCACCGGGGTCCAGGCCGCCGTACATGCCGTGCGCGATGGAGCCCTCCAGCGCCTCCAGCGCGCACGGGTAGCGGACCGGGCAGGCGGCGCACACCCGGCGTGCCACCGCGAACTGCGCGGCCTTGGTTGCGGCCGGCAGGTCGTCGTGGGGATGCCAGTAGTCGTGGTCGCGGGTGACCAGCCCGGCGCACGCCGCTGAGCGTGTCCACGTCGGGGGTCGCAGCAGGGAAGGGGCCTTGTCCACAGGGTGACGGTCTGTCACGGTGTGGCAGGCCTCAGTTGCCTCGGGAGCGGAGCTCGAGGTTCAGCTTGCGGGCCACGTCGTCGGCGGTGCCCTCGATGATGTTGATCGTGTCGGCGCGCACCATCGAGTCGAACCCCCCGGGGCCACCACTCATACCGCCGCCTGTGGGCTCGGCCGCGGCACCAGCAAAGCTCATCCCGACTGGTGCGGGCAGCCGAATGGCGGCCGGTGCCGGGAAGGAAGCCATGCGGCCCATCTCGGCGGCCACCGCGGGCCGCATGTGCGCCATGCCCTCGATGAAGCCCTCGCCAACCATCTCGCCCATCCACCTGGTCACCCGCGACGGGGAGTTGATGTCCAGCTTCTTGCCCATCGCAGCCGACAGCGCCCCGGCGACCGCCCGCGCCGCCCGCACGACCGCGTCACGCTTCGCGTTGAGCCCGTCCACAGCACCCTGCCCGGCGTTCGACCCCACCCCGTAGCCGGAGCTGTAGGCGCCGCCACCGGCCGCCCCCACACCGCTGGCCATCTGCCCACCCACCGCGCGGGCCGCGTTCCACGCCGCCTGCTGCGTGGCGGACATGCCACCGGCGGCGTTCTTGCCGGTCTTCTCACCGAACCCGTACGCGGACTGCGCTGCCTCATCGAGGTCGGCCAGCACCCCGTCCTTGAAGTTGTCGAAGGCGGTGTTGGCGGCCTTCAGCTTGTCGCCCACCTCGGGCACCCACCCCAGGGCGGTGGCCGCCCCGGACACGATGCCGTCGGCGACGGTCAGCCACACGGTCAGGATCATCCGGAAGCCGTCGATCATGAAACCGATGGCGTTGCCCACCCCGCGCTTCACCGCGTCGAACGCCCCGTTGACGATGTCGCGGAACGTCTCCGAGTTCTGGTAGGCGTACACCAGCCCGGCGGCCAAGGCGGCGATGGCCACCACAACGAGGGTGATCGGGTTCGCCGCCATCACCAGATTCAGCGCAGCCTGCGCCGCAGCCCACCCCCTCTTGGCGCCGGCCACGGTCTTCACCACGGCGACGTATCCGCCGATGATCCCGGTGAGGACCAGCAGCGGGTCCTTGTTCCCCTCCACCCACTGCGCCATGTCCTTGAAGGCCGGCACCACATCGTCGCCGATGAAGTCGGCCAGATCCCCCACGCCGGGAATCACCGTGCCAGAGAGGAAGCCCATCAGGGTGGTGAACGCGGGCAGCAGCTGCTCGCCGATCGCCGCCTTCTGGTCGAGCCACAGGGCGCTCGCGGTCTTGGCGGAGCCGGCCGCGCTGTCCGCCTCGCGAGCGAACGCGCCGATCGCGCGGGCGCCGTCCTTGTTGACGATCGCCAGCACCGCCGCAGCCTTCTCCTGCGCGGTCAGCTCCGAGGCCACCTTCTTGCCGGTGGCCGCCATCGCCTCGGACTCCACCCGGGCGGCGTTGATGTTGGGGATCAGCGCCTGCAGGGAGTCGTACTCGCCGCGGAACGCCGCGCTGATCCGGTCGGCGACGTCCTCGGTCGGGAGGTCGTTGAAGGCCCCCAGGTCGGCCGACATCTGTACGACGGCCTTCGACATATCGGCGGCCTGGTCCCCGGCGAACCCGATCTGGGAGAACATGTCGCCGAAGCCGGCCGCCGCCGCGAGGGCCTGCTGCCGGGACAGGCCCAGGCTGGTGGCGGCGCTCTTGGCCCACTGGTCGATCGCTGCAGCGTTCGACCCGAAGATCGCGCCGGACTTGCTGAGCGTCCCCTGCAGATCGGAGGCGGCGCCGGTCAGGCTGAAGAAGCCCGCGCTGATCTGGGAGAACGCGAACAGGCCAGCTGCAGCGCCGACTGCGCCCTTCACTGCCCCGCTCACCTTGCTGCCCAGCCCACCCAGGGACCGGTCCAAGGGCCGCTCGTCCACCGAGTAGACGGCCTTGAGCTCAGCCACGGTCAGTGACATGTCGGGACCCCCCTCCAGGTCGTGACCGCCTGCCCCCAGCCCTTCAGCAGCTGACCGGAGGCGGACAGCCGGGCCTGGGCGCCGCAGCGGCGGAGTCGGCTGGCGTGGCGGCGACCGAAAGCCGCAATCTCCACGGCGGCGATGTGCGGCGCGGCAGCGGCCATGTCGGTGTCACCGCTGACCACCAGCGATTCGGCGGCGAGTGCCCGTAGCGCCTCCACGTGGCTGCGGGCGGCCGCCGGCATGGTGTCGGGGGCGCGCAGCGTCAGCCCGCCGGCGCGCACGATCACCGGATCGTCCCTGCTGCGAGCTGGCGGTGGATGGCGTCGGCGTTGGCGTCGAACTCGGCCACGGTCAGCGTGGACAGCTCCTCGCGGGTGAAGACGTGCCCGTCGGGGCGCTTGATGTCCGGGGGTGCCTGCCCGTCGACGGCGCCGGCGGCGGCCCACGCGGTGATCGCGTCAGCGTTGTCGGCGAGCTCCTGCGGGCCCATCGCGTCCAGCTCCGCCCGGGTGAACGCCCGGCTCATGCGCCGAACATCCCAGACGGCCGCAGCAGCCGCTGCGCCGATTCCCTGATGTCTCGGGGCAGCACGTCGGCGACCTCGCCGAGGACCATGCGGTCCACGGCCAGCGGCTCGAGGCTCGTGCCGTCGATGATGACCGCGGCGACCCGGCCGCCGGCGTTGTTGACGATGCCGTCCCAGCGCACCCGGACGCCGGCCACCTCCTCGTGGACCCGCTGGGACTCGATGACCTCCCGGCCGTCGACGGTTCGGGCGACACCGACGGTGAAGGTGCCCGCCGCGTCGGCGAACAGGTCGGTGAGGGCGGCGTTGTGCTCGTCGGCCACTTCGCGCAGCTCGGCGACGGCGGCGGCCAGCTTGCGGCGGGCACGCTCCAGGCGGCTGTCGTCACCGTCCAGGGTGGCGGCGACGGCGCGCGCCCGGTCGGCGACGACCGGCATGTGCGCCACGGTTGCCTCGTTGCGGCGCACCCGCTGCCGGTTCTGGATGCCCATCAACCGCACCTGGGCCATGTGCTTGCGGGAGGTGGCCCGCTCCAGCTCCAGCGGGTCCACCTGGCCGCTGCCGTGCAGCAGCTCCCGGTACAGGGCGTCGTACTGGGCTTCGGCCTTCTCGGCCTCCTGCTGGATCTCCTGGTACTCGAGCGCCTCCTGGGCGCGGAGCCGCTCGTCGCCGTCGATCCACGTCTCGGCGGCGGTCTCGGTGGCGGTCATGCGACGGCGGTCCTCTCGCTGGCGGTCGGCTGTGACCGGCGGGCGAGAGCGGCGGCGACCGCCGAGGCCGGGATGTCCCAGTCCCGACCCCGGCGGACCGCACCTGGCAGCTGGCCCCGTCGGGCACGCTTCCGCACCGCATCTGGCGTCACCCCGAGAAGGGGCGCCACCTCATCCGCCATCACGTGCCCAGCGTCAGGCCCGCGGTGTCAGCCCGGTCGTGCGTACGCGACCGTGGTGGGGCCAGCGGCTAGAACTGCCACTCCCAGCCCGACCCGTCGTAGACGGACGAGGGGCTGTAGACGAGCGTCCCGCTGGGCGCCGGCAGGTCCAGCAGCAGAGTGCCGGCGTACTGCGACCCCGGGCGGAGGGTGTCGGAGGGGAACAGCGCACCTTGGGCCAGACAGCTGTACGTGGCGATCGTGTCGAGGTTGGTGACGGTCACACCGTCAGCGCCGATGAAGTTCCAGTCGTAGGCGCTGACGGAGAGGAACCCTAGGTCCTCTGCGCTCACACCTGGCGCCGTAGCGACCCGCAGTTGCACCGCAGTGAGGTGTCCGTTCTCCGGCGGAGACGCGTAGTCCTCAGTGCACTGCACATCCGGGGTGATCGAGTCCACCGCGAAGGTTAGGACCGGGTCACCGTCCGGACCGGTCAAGCCACCCTCCTCGCCGATGGCCTTCACGATGTTGCCGCGCTCGTTGCGCTCCGGCTGCCCGGCCTCCGCCTCGGCGTCCGCGCTGGCGTTCGCCTCCTCCTCGGTCTGCACGTCGGGGAGCTCAGGGCCGGCGGACGAGTCCTCGGAGACCGAGCTGCCACAGCCGGCCAGCACCAGCACTGCGGAAACGAGGACGGGCAGAGATGACTTGAAGCGCATGGTTCCTCCGGGTTCGGTTTCGTGCAGCTCACCACGAAGAGACGCCCCTGTCTCGTAACGGTTGCGTCACGCCGCGGGGATCAGAACTCGTCACGGCCGTCCCCTCCCCGCGGGGCGGTGAAGGCGCGGGTGTCGTGCACGCACCGCGGGCGGGCGTGGATGCGCGTCCCGGACAACGTCTCCATCACCTCACCTTCGGACCGGGGCTGGCCGGACGGCCGGTCCTGCCAGCGCCTGGCCCGCGGCTTCACCGCGGCCATGGCCTGGGCCAGGCTGAGCGCCAGGTCGTCGTGCCCGAGCCGCTCCGGGACGGCGATCTTCAGGTGACCGGAGTCCCGCGTCTCGAACTCCAGGTTGTTCAACTGCCGCAGCAGCCCCGTCTGCGACTTCGGCAGCAGCAGCCTTCCCTGCTGGATCAGCAGGCGGAGCTGGGCGAACGCGTTCTCCTTGTAGGCAGCCGTCGTGTTCACCCCGACGATGGCCCGCGGGTACCCCCATCGCTCGGCCGCCATCTCCCGCATCGACTGCACCACCGGCGTGCCGGGGCCGTTCAGCTCGGCCAGCACGTGCCGCATGGTGAACCCCGGCCGGTACTTCCACACGCTGGGGTCGTGGTCGCCGTGGTCGATGATCCTGCGCGCGAACTGCGAGTAGGGCATGGCGAAGTTCTCCTCCACCCACGCCACGAAGTACACCCAGCCGTGCGGGTGAAGGTCGGTGTTGAGGTCGCCGTCCTCCAGGGCGCCCACCAGCGCCAGGGCGTTGGCGTCCTGCGCGAAGCCGAAGTCCACCCCGCCGACGACCAGGTCACCGTCCGCGGTCGCCGGGTCGATCAGCTGGTAGTCGGCGGTGACCGCCTCGAGCTCCGCGGTCGGGAAGTAGGAGCCGGCCTCGTCCACCCACTCGGCGAGGACCTCCTGCCGCCACTCCCGGTCCGACACCGCGTTCGACCGCCACATGTCCAGCAGCGTCTGATCCACCAGCGGCGACATGGTGGAGGGCCACCGCCACGACTCGTGGCCCTCCGCCGGCCGGTGCAGCAGCCGCTTCTCCCCGGCCCGCCACGTCACGGCGAAGAACCGGTCCTGCCGCCCGTACGGGGTGGAGGCCATCAGGATGCGCGACCCGGGGCGGGCGATGATCGTCCACCGGGCGGCCGTCCAGATCTCCTCCGCGATCTGGCACGCTTCGTCGAGCACGAGGAGGTCGACGCTGTGCCCGCGGATCTGCTTCTCCGACGCCGGCACCGACAGGATCGTGGACCCGTTCGACAGGGTGACCAGCGACTTGCCCTCGTCCACCAGCGACCCGCGGAGCAGCGGAGACGCCGCCAGGGCCGCGATCTCCGCCAGCAGCCGCTTCGCCGCCTCCTCACCCGCCGACAGGATCAGCACCCGCCGGCCCGACTGGCGGAACGCCTCGTGCAGCGCCGCCACCGCCAGCGTGCGGCTCTTACCGACCTGCCTTCCGGCCAGCACGCTTCGAATCCGGGCCGGGGACGCCAGCACCTCCCGCTGGTGATCCCACAGCGGCTCCCCGAGCAGCACGTCGGCGAACACCGCCGGGTCCTGCCGGGCCCGATCGATCTCGGTCACTGTCAGCGTCACATGCTCTCCTCGTCCTCGTCGTCATCGACGACCTGCCCGTCCACGTGCTGCGCGTCCCGCTCCCGCGCCTCCCGTTCCCGCCGATCCATCTCGGCCATCACCCGCGCCACGTCCACCTCGGTGGCCGCCCGGTCCCGGCCCAGCCGGGCAGCGGCCAGCGGGTCCAGGCCCAGGGCCCGCCGCCCCGACAGGGCCCGCGCCTCCGCCCGGTGGAGCAGCAGGTACGCCGACCGCACCCGGTCCTGCTCCAGGTCCCCCACCCCGTCCGCCGTCTCCTCCCCGGCCCGCGCCAGGTACTCGGTGAGCAGCTGCACCTGGGCCTCCGCCCGCGCCCACGCCCACAGCGCCGGCGCGTATCGCGGGGCCCGCAGATAGTCGGTCGACACGTCGGCGAGCACCGCCGCCCGGAGCTCCGCGGCCAGCGGGTCCACCTTCCGCGGGCTGTACGCCCCATGCTGCAGCGCGAGCGTGTTCCCCGGCGGACCATCGAACGGCGGCCGTTGACCGGGGAACTCCGGCACCCAACCCTCCGGGCCGCTCACGACCCCACCGCCCGCACCGTCACGCACGCCCCCGGGATGTGCAGCGCCCACGGATCACCGACATGCACCTTCGACGCCGTCAGGCGCACCACCTGCGAGTCGTCGCGCATCACCCCCGCGTCGACAAGGGCATCGAGCACCGCCCGCAGCAGCTTGTCCACGTCCCCCGACGACCGGGTGACCGGCCACACCCGCCGCGACTTCGGCGCCGACTTCGGCCGATCGAACGTGAACACCACCGCCACCGACACCGGACCCTCGAGACGGGACCAGCCACTGAGTGACGGGCCGCCACTCAGCGATGAACTGGCCGACACGACGTCGGTCAGTCCACTGAAGGCCTTCGAGGACTCCAGTCGCACCATCTCCGCGGCGTCACGCACATGGGTCGGAGACGGCTCCGACCCCGCGCCGCCAAGGGTGTCGGCAGTACCGACACCCTTCTTCCCGCCGCCGGGAGAAAGGGGGTCCACGGTGTGGGGCCCCTCCGAGATTCCGTCACCAGCAGCGACAGAACCCATCGCCGCCACAGCAGCCGCCTTCACCGACTCCCGCCACGGCAACAACCGGGCAGCGTTCCCATGCACCGACGGACGCCCCCGCCCCAGCGACCGGATCGACCCCTGCGGCGCAGGCTTCCCGAACGCCGAGAACACCAGGCCACCGCCCGCCAGCCGGCAACCCGCCAAGGGCAGGGGTACCCGTTCAGTGGGCACCCCTGCGACCACGGTTCCCGGCGCCGGGAAGCTTTCGGCCCCGGTCACCGCGCACCGCCGTCGCCGAACAACGCCAGCTCGATGAAGTCAGCCGCCGCATCCTCCAGGCCGGGGAACGCCTCGAACAGCCTGCCGCCGTCAGGGCGCTGCTCCACCCGCCCGTAGCCAGCGTCAGCGCAGCGCCGGAACGCCTCCCCCAGCAGCACCTGCCAGGCCAGCGGCACCGCGTCCGGACACCGGGCGCTCATGCCACACCACCAGCGGCAGACAGGGCAGGCTGAGCGTCATGCCCACCGTCATCGAACGACCCCACCACGCGCCCGTCCCCAGCCTCGTGGACGGCGCGGTCGTCCGACACCTCGTCGAGGACGGAGACCAGGAGACCATGTGCGGCGAACCGATCAGCGGAGCCCGCGAAGTGCGAACCTCGTGGAGCAGAACCGCCAACCGCTGCCCGGCCTGCGAACAGGCGCAGGTCGTCAGCTGACCCCAGCAGCCGCCTGGGACTCGCACACCGCCTTGACCGTGGACGCGTGCCAGGTGGCACCACCCCGAGCCGTGGGCACCCCGTCGGCCTGCAGCCGCTCGGCGATGGCCCGGAAGCTGGCACCGTCCCGACGCATCCCCACGACGCGGGCCACCACGTCGCCGCTGAGCGCCTGCGGGCGACCGAGACGGGTACCCCTGGCCCTGGCCGCTGCGAGCGCGTCACGGGTGCGCTGGCCGATGAGCCGCCGTTCGTACTGCGCCGCGGACACGACGACGTTCGCGGTGAACTCGCCGACCGGTGTCGTGGTGTCCACCCCCAGGTCGAGGCAGACCACGGACCAGCCACGGCGGGCAGCCCGGTCGAGCAGGGCACCGAAGTCGCCGACGGAGCGGGAGAGCCGGTCGAGCTTGGCGACGACCAGGACGTCGGCCTGCCGGCGGTCGAGACGGTCGAGGGCAGCGGTGAGGGCAGGGCGGTTGAGGTCCTTCGCCGACAGCCCCTCGTCGGCGAGGACGTCGAGGTCCCAGCCCCGGCGGCCGGCCTCCGCCTCGATCGCGGCGCGCTGGGCTGCGAGGCCCAGGCCGCTGCTGACCTGCTCGTCGGTCGAGACCCGGACGTAGCCGATGGCCCGTGGTGGCTGGTGCTGCAGAGCGGGTGCCATGCCGACGACTGTACAGTAAACAGGCGTATTCCGTACAGTGATCCGGGCTCACAAAGCCCGTGCGCGCGGGGGTTCCGGCGGATCAGCAGCGACCCGACGACGGATCGGATGGCCGTCCGGGGGTCTGTCCTCGTCTCCTGTCTCAGTGGGTGGGTCGCGCGCGGGGTGCGCACGCACTGCTCCGACTGCGCTGACTGCACCGACTGGCCCAGTGAGAGCAGTGAGTGCAGTGAGAGTGTTCTCCCCTGACTGTGCTCTGACTGGGTGCTCTGACTGGGGGTCACGGGGTGTCTCCTGTCTGGGTGCCGGGCAGCGACCAGTAGGTGCTGCGCGGGAAGCCGACGTTGGTGGACTGGATGCCGTTGCGGGTGCGGGCGCGCTTGAGGGCGTCGTAGCTGTGGCCGTTCTTGGCGCCGGCGGTCTTGATGTCGGCGGAGGGGGCGGTGCCGCCGTTGTCGGCGAGGTAGCCGAGGAGCCAGGCGCCGGCGTCGGTGGTGGCGGTGCGGTTGTCGCTGGTGTCGTGGCTGTCTTCGAGGACGGCGGCGAGCGACCGGGGGTCTTCTCCCGACCAGGTGAGGCGGCCGGTCCACACGGCCCCTTCGGGGGTGTCGGCGACGTGGGCGGACTCGATGCGGAACCGCAGCGTGGGCAGGTCCCCGCGGCCGAGGTTGTTCTTCGCCAGGCCGAGGAGCCGCAGCCCCGGGTCGTCCTGGTCCGCGATGACGTAGAGCACCGACCGGGCGACCGCGGCGAACGCCCGGCTGCCCATGAGGGAGCTCAGTGGGTCGCTGGTGCGCCCCTTGTTGACGTGGATCAGGCCGAGGACGGTGGCCCCGGTCCGGTCGGCCAGGGCTGTGAGCGGCTCCAGCGCCTGCCGCACCTCGGAGTCCTTGTGCGTGTCGAGGGCCGCGTCGAGGCGGGACATGAGCGGGTCGAGCAGCAGCAATGCAGCACCCACCGCCCGTATCTCCCGCTCGAGCGCGGTCACATCGGCCGGCAGGGACAGCCCGCCGGCGATGCCCTCACTGGTGGTGACGTCCACCCGGAACACCTGGTCCAGGTCGGCGCCGGCCGCGAGCAGCCGAGGGGCGATGGTGTGGCCCCAGGAGTCCTCGGTGGCGCAGACAACGACCGCCCGGGGGTTGCCCTTGTGGTGGCCGTCGAGCTGGCCGCGGGTGAGGTCCGCGGCCAGCGTGTAGGCGGCCGTCGACTTGCCGATGCCCTCCCGCCCGCCGAGCAGCGCCAGCGAGCCGAGGGGCAGGCGGCCGTCCCACAGCCACCGGACGGCGCGCAGGCGCACCCCGGAGGCCGCGGTCAGCGTGAGCTTTCGGCGGTGGCCTGCGGGGGTCTCGTCGGGCGGGTGGTCCGGTGGGGGCACGGCCTCATCCGGACCGACCAGCCGAGGGGCCGCGGTCATCGGTCCACCGCCGTGACGACGGTCCGCCACCGCAGCCCGTGGTCGGCCACGGCGAGCATCTCCGCCGAGTCCTCGATGTGCACGCAGAACGTGCGGGTGTCCTCCATCCACCGGGTGACGCCGGCGCGGCGGCACAGGGCGATGAACTGGCGGCGGGTGAGCCCGTAGAACCAGGCGGTACGCCGACCCACCTCCACCTCGAGCACGACCTGCGCGCGCCGGGGTGCGATCGGGTCCCGGCGGCCGTCGACCAGCGCAGGCAGGCGCCGGGCAGCCTCACGTCGCCGACGCAGCGCCTCCGGGACGGAGGCGGCCTCGCGGCTGGGCGCCGGCCACAGCTGCAGCGGGGCAGGCGTGTAGCCGGTAGCCAAGCCACCGCGTCCCCTACGCTGGATGTAGGGGTTCGGGCGCTGAGGGGCGACAGACTCCGGGAAGGGGCGGCCTGTGGCGGGCCGCCCCTTCTGCGCGCTCACGCTGCCGACCCGGTGTTGGTCGGGGCGAGGAGGGCGGCCAGGCGGGCGCGCTGCTCATCGGACAGCGGCGGCGCGGAGTCGATCAGCCGCTGGATGTACCGCTCGGCGGCGTACACCTTGCGGGCGGTGAGTGCCGGCGCCAGGCGGGCAGCTCGATCAGGGGTGCGGGCCCAGCTCTCGCGGGCACGCTCGGACGGGGACGTAGCTGGCACGGGACTCTCCCAGGCAGCAGCCAGCGAGCCCTCTCAGGGCTGTACTGGCCGGTGCTGGGTGTCACCGAGTTCTTCCCCTGACGGTGCCCGCGCTGACCGCCCCGGGTTGTGCGGCCCGTCCGCTTGGTGTCGACGCCGATCGCGGGATCGACGTACAGCGGCACGTTACATGGGTGACGTGTCAGCCGTACGTGACGACACGCCGCCCCGCCACTCGATGCGCACCTGCTCCGGGTCGAACGGGCGCCCCTTCCCCGCCGGCAGGATCGTCACGGTCATCAGCATGTCGATCACGGACCGCCGGTCGCGCACGCCCATCCCCTCCCAGGCGGCTTCGACGTCGTCGGCGGTGACCAGCTGCGACGCCGGGGAGTCCCCGAGCGCGGAGTCGATCCGGTCCTGCAGGCCCCGGATGAGCCGCGTGAGCTCCCCGGACCGGTCCCGCACCACCTGGGCGGACAGCAGCCCGTCGGCCAGCAGGTCGGCCAGGTCGTCGCGGCGCTGGTGCAGCGTGGCGACCTCCGCGCGCAGGGCGGCGACGTCCTCGGCCGGGGCGAGCAGGTCCGCGGCGTCCGGCCGGGCCAGCCTGCCGAGCACCACCGCCTCCACCACGCCGTCGACGAGGTCCAGGCGGCGGGACAGGTAGCAGGCCGGGCAGCGATAGCCCATGTACGGGGTGCCGCGGTTCTTCATCGGGGTGGCGAACATGATCCCGTCGCAGCGACCACACCGGGCCAGCCCCGAGAGCAGGTAGCGCAGCGCGGTGCCCTGCTGAACCCGGCGGCGGACGTCGCGCAGCACCTCGGCCAGCCGCTCCTGCGTCGCCGCGTCCAGGATGACCGGCCACGACCCGGTGGCGACGTCGGCGCCGTTGTAGGTGACCCGGCCGGCGTACCGCGGGTTCAGCAGCGCGCGGCGCAGGCTGGTGACGTTCCACCGCTGGCCCGCCGTGGTGGTCAGCCCCTGCCCGTCGAGAGCTCGAACGGCGGACGCCAGCGTGCCGCCGGCGAGCACGGTCTCCGCGGCGGCCTTCAGCCCGGCGGCCTCCGGTTCGACCACGACCACCCCGCCATTCGACCGGTCGTAGCCGAACGGGCGCCGCGTCCAACCCATGTGACCCGCGGCCGCGCGCTGCTCATTGGCCCGCCGCTGCCGCGCCCCCTTCCGCTCCACCTCCCCGCGGGCGACGGAGGCGAGGATGCGGGCGAGCATCCGCCCGGTGTCGGTGCCGAGGTCCAGATCACCGGTCACCGTGGCCAGGCGGACCCCGGTGGACTCGCACAGGGAGATGACCACCTCGAGGTCCACCAGGCGCCGCGTGAGTCGGTCGACGGCCCACACGACCACGACGTCCACGGCGCGGGCGCGCATCGCCTCCAGCAGCCGCTCGTAGCCCGGTCGAGGCTTCCCGGTACTGGCGGACAGGTCGTTGTCGACGATCGTGTCGATCACGTCCCAGCCGCGCTGCTCGGCCAGGCGCCGGCAGTCCTCGATCTGTCGCTCTACCGCTGCACCCTCGCCACCGCGGTCCAAGGACTGGCGGGCGTAGACGATGGCGCGACTCGACAT